CCCGTTTATCCCTAGTAAGAGGAGTTCCTAATGGCTTACACAAATCCAGGTGTCTATGTGACCGAGAGTCCGTTTGCGACTGCGGTGGCTACTGGCCCGACAACCACTGCGGCGGCTTTCCTTGGAACTGCCCTGCGTGGACCCACCACGCCCACAATGATTGATTCGTGGAACTCCTACAAGGCACGATTCGGTGATGTCTCCAGTGCCTATGACCTTGGCTACGCCGTGTACCATTTCTTTGCCAACGGTGGTCGCACAGCCTATGTTGCTCGTGTTGTTGGTGCAAGCGCCGCACAAGCGCAAGCAACTTCAACGGGAACATACAACGGTACAGGGTCTACCAACCTCTTCACGGTAAAAGCAACCAACCCTGGAGTTTGGGGCAACAGCCTTACTGTTTCTGTTTCGGCAGGTTTGGTTAGCGGCAATACGCCAACTTTTAACATGGTGGTCTTAAACGATGGCTCTGAGGTTGAACGCTGGTCGGAACTGAGTCTGAACCCAGATGACGCAAGGTACATTACAAACGTAATTAACACCTATTCCACATACCTGTCTGTCACTCTGTTGCAGAACTTCACTGGTGCTACGTACGCAGTTACATCGGGTACCTTGACTCTGGCATCTGGTGCTGATGGGGCAAGCCTTTCCGATGACACACAGGCTGGTACTCAATCAGCATGGTCAACCACGCTCCAAGGTTTTACCTCTGTCAATGGTCAGTTGCTGTTTAATCTTGTTGGTAAGTCAAACTCAACCATTATCAACAATGCCATTTCGTACGTTGAGGGTCGTGGCAATTCGTTCTTGATTGTTGACCCTCTTTCATCTGCTGTTACAACTTCTGGAATCACTTCAACAGTGGCTTCCTACACTGCTTCTTCTTATGCGGCAGTGTATTACCCAATGTTGCAGATGACCAACCCCGCTACTTCTGGAACAGCGGCCCTTAGGAGCACTTACCCAGGCGGTGCAATTGCTGGTCTCTATACCCGTGTTGATACAGAACGTGGCGTTGCCAAGGCTCCTGCTGGATACGCTTATGATGTTCGTAACTGTTTTGGTTTGACAACAACTTTTACGGAATCAGAAGTTGGCACACTTTATAGCCAGAACATCAACACCCTCAAGACAATTCCTGGTGCTGGTGTTGTTGTAAATGGTGCTCGCACACTCAAGAAGACTGATATCACCAAGTATGTTCCAGTGCGCCGTAGCCTCAACTTCATCAAGGCAAATGTTGATGCTTTGACACAGTTTGCAGTGTTTGAGCCAAACGGGGACCGCCTGTGGGCTGAAATCAGCGCAAAGTTGTCAAACTTCCTGTCCAACTTCTGGTCGGGTGGGGGCCTCAAGGGCAACAGTGCTTCTGAGGCATATTTCGTTAGGTGCAATGCTACAAACAACACAAACGTCACCATTGAGCAAGGTGAAGTTCACGTGGAGGTCGGGGTGGCCCTTCAGGCTCCAGCCGAATTCGTTGTCATCAACATCAGCCAATTCATTGGCGGCAATAACGTCCAAGAGAACCTGTAAGGAGTAAACAATGCCAGTTGTCAGGACAGACCCGATTCGTAACTTTAAGTTTGAGGTTCAGTTTTATCCGCTGGACCAAGGGAACCAAGGGTCACCAAACACAATCAACCTGTCGCAATTTGTCCCTGGTATCGGGGCAATTGGGTTTGCGGCTATGTCGGGTCTTGCGGTTCGCAATGAGATGATTCCGTACCGTGAGGGTGGTATGAATACGCACCCACACAAGATGGTCGGTCAGACGGATTTTGATGCCGTCACATTCTCACGTGGAGTGTTTGAGAACCAAGACCAACTGTGGAAGTGGCAACGCTTCATCCACAACTGGCAGTCGGGTGTTCCAGGCTCCACTGGTGGCTCTGACTACCGTTGTGACGTGGTTGTCAAAGTGTATGACCACCCGCACTCAAACGCTGTGTACAATGACAGTGTTGCACCGTCCACAAAAACAACTATTTTGGGAACACCAAAACTGGGTATCAAGTTGTTTAACTGCTGGCCTGGTGCATACGCAATGGGTCCGCTCAATGCTGGTGACAACAACATCATGATTCAGGAAATGGTTCTCCACAATGAGGGCTGGGTTCTGGCGTGGACACCAGAGGAAATCACGGCTCTTCCAAGCGCACGCTAAATAAACAATAAAGGAAAACAAAATGTCTGATTTATCAACAGTAAATTCGGTAATTGCCGACTCCGCACCCACGGTGTCGGATGCACCTTCTACAGAAGTAAAACTTCTGAGGGGTCTGTTCAATTTTGAAACAGGGTCATGGGAAACTGTGGCAACTGTAAGGGAATTGAACGGTGAAGACGAGGAATACTTGGCTTCTGCATCTGCCAAAAAGGAACTTTCGTATGCAGAATACATGTCAGTATTACTTGTTCGTTCCGTCACAAAAATTGGTGGAATCAACATTCA